TAACCCCTCTTTTGAAGACAATCTCAATTTTATTATTTAAAACAACAGGAATTGCATCTATTGTTTCATCTGCCAAAACAAGTATTTTCCAACCATCAGAAGCGTTATCTAAGGCAGATTTTAAATCTGGATGAGTTACCCCAGCGGTCAAAATATTACCTACGATTGCATCGTAATCGTTTGAACCTGTGGCGCTTGTAGAAATCGCAAAAGGAAGAAGCGTTCTTTCGTCGCTTATCGCCGCCTGGTTAGCAATCCCTGTACTGGCCGTAACAAATACCTCAGAAAGCAATAAATAACCTACAGGAGTCGCAGGGGCCACCGGAGAACCGGAAGGAGTACCAGGAACGTATAGAATATCTGCTTTCCAATCAGTTGCAATTGTCATTGATTCTGTAGAAATAACGTCCGTGAATTCATCTTTAAATTTTCTATTTTCCTGTTCAGCATTGAAGCGATTATATTTTACAACAATCAAATCTATTCTTGAATTTGATGAATCCGGCGTATTGATGGAGACGGTTACATCAACGTCACTTACTACTGGTTTTTTAGTTGGTTCTTTTGTTCCAGTGTTTACGTTTTGAAATCCTAATCCTTTCTTAACAACTACATCAGTTGCAGACTGAAAAAGAACCTTAAATCCGTCCTGGAAAAATCCGTCTGTTTTCCTTGACAGCATTTCATAAACGATTCTGTCGTATATGCCTCTTTCAAGTCGTGATTGTAGCGTATTTAAGTCTTCTGATACAATCTCTTGACCTACGTTAAATAGTTGTCTCATGGGTTTGCCCTCTCAATTAATCTGTAAACTGTTCCAAATGCTTTATTTTTATTAACTGCCTCAATAATATTTGCAAATACCGTATCGCTAGAAATTGAAGAACCACTTAAAAACTCTCTGTTTAAAAAAGATTCCCTATTGTAAAAACTAGTCGGCTCCGGCACTTGATAATCAATTAAAATTGTAAACGCATTATAAAGAACTTGGTAGTCAATTATATTGCGATTCAAGAAAGAGTTTCTATTTAGGAAGTTTGAAGCGTCATGATGCTCAATAATCGTTGGAACTCCCCTAATTAGTTGGGCCTGGACAATCTCACGAATTGCCGGAATATTCGACTTATTGGTAATTATCTTTACTCGCGCCCGATAACTTGACAAATTCTCACCGGAAAGGCGCTCCACAGATCTCTCGTCACCATGAAGGGCAACGTAATCATCAGATCCAGTGTCTATAAAAGTCTCTGCAACGTGATTTTCTGCAACCAATTGCTGTTCTGCCAGGGCTTTTGCCATGGCCTTAAATTGAGCCGCAGAAGCAGGATCTCGAACAACCCAGCTTTGCACCAATCCTTTTAATTTTTCATACCACTGATCTTGGTTTAATGCCATTACACTATGTCCATTGTTCCAGCGATTAATTTCTCATTTGCCGCAATAGATACGTTCCCACTTGGAACACTTGTTGAAAATGCAGTTAAATCTCCAGTACCAGAAGGCCCCCATACCGATAAAATAAACGTATTCGCCGATGCTCTGTTGAATCCCTGACCAACGGCCAATTCTTCGTTTATGTATGCGCTCATTGATTCTTTTATTTTTGTTAAATCAGTAGAAAGTTCAGCGTAATTAGGGCCTGATCCGTTAAGAGTTAAAGATGCAGTCCAATCCAAGTCTGAAGATACAGCTCCTCGAACTTCTATTTTTACTCCAGCGGCTCTTACTAATAAAATTGCCTGTCTTACTGCCTCGATTAGTGCAGGAGAAGAGTTTCCGCTTGCATCTGCAATATAAAGAACTGGATAAGGAATTCTAAAGAAAGTCGCTCCAGGAAGGATCTGATCGTTTGCAATGTCGTAATCTATTACCACTCTTTCAAGTGTAATGGCCTTTGCAAACTCAACTCCGGCCACAGAAAGAGCCGCGCCGATAATTGCCGCTTCAGTTGCTCCAGCAAGTGCCAGGATTTTAGCTTTTAAAAATTCTCTATATTCTTCATCTGTTAATTTTTCTTTTCCTCCGGCCATATCAGCGGAGTTATTTACAGTGACAGAGGCATCAGTTAAAGCCGTCTCGATTACATTAATATTTGTGGCATTTACATTGCCAGAAACTCCGGCCACCATTGCAGTAATGTTTACTGAAATAGTTAATCCAGTGAGTGTTATATTGCTGTCTGTTTGAAATCTTATTTCTTCACCGGAAGCATTTTTCTTTGTTTTTACTATTGATCCGGCCAGGATTATTACGTTTCCTGCATCCGTATTGGGCCTAGAGAAAGTTGCAACTCCAGTTGCAAGAGTCGCATCTGGACGGGCAAAAGTATCGCCAAAATGATCGACAGCGAGCTTGTCAAGATCCGCACCTTCGGCAAGCTCAAAGAATGTTTTCATGAATTCAGAAATTATTAATTCAGTGACTTCATTTATAGCAATCGACAGCGCTCCGGCAATAATATCGTGAATCGCACCGACAGAAAAATCGGTAAACTCTGGAGCTTGTCCGGTTACTTCGTCTTTATAAATATCATAAATTTCTTGCTGGGTTAATGCTACAGTAGTCATGCGATAATATCTCCAAATGGATTAACGGTGTCTTCTAGTTCACCAATTCCCACTGCTAAAACTTTATACCTAACCAAAAATAATCCAAGTCTTTCCTGGTCAGCAATTATTGAAATAGAAACAACTTTTTCAACTCTAATATCTTTTTCAAATTGCCTTTTTATTTCCACGGCAAGAGATTGTTGCTTACTAACTGAACCAATATCATTTTGCCATTTCTGCGCTCCGACTCCGTAAGTTGGTCGGTGTGCAAGAGATCCAGGAGGAGTTACTAAACAGTTAAATAATGCCTGTTTTAAATTGTTCTGTCCTTTAATTAATTGAATGTCACCATTAGGGGCCGCTTTTAAGCCTCCCGTGAACTCTAAATCAATTAAAAATTGGTCATCAATTGCACTCATTCAATTTTTCCATTTAAAATTACGGCACTATTTTCACCGAGTCCTGTTATTGGAACATTTAAACTGTCCTCAAATGTTCCAGGTGCAATGGAAATATCACCAGTGCTCAAATTAATGTCAGCATTGGCTTTAAAGTAATCAATAATCGCTCGCGCCATGGCCCGACAAAACTTCATATTTTGAACCGAATCATCGGCAACAGTACCAAACTCAGAGGCGATTTCGTCTCTTATTTTGTCTGCAAGATCTTGAACAACTAATGCCATTCGTTATTTCTCTGTAAAAGATAGGTCGGATAATACCACCTCATCATCAATTGGACTCGTTTTAAGTGTATCGTACTCATCTTTTCTGTTCAAGAACTCAGTTTCAATGTTGGGTTTAAAAGTATAATAGCCGAGGTTTCCGATATGTAAGTGATCTGCATCGTTTTGGGCATTAAGCTTCAAGCTTGCCAATAGACTGCTCATCATTGCCTTAAAAACCTGTCCGAGAACCAGATTCTCAGTTGGCTCGGTCAATGCTCTTGATAGATTTATTCTGGTATCTGAAATATTCCAGAATTTTTTTCCTGGAAGCGTTCTTTGGACTTTTGATCCATCGGCGGCTATTTCTGGGATCTTGTCGAGACGGCTTGAAAGTCGCTTTATTACATACGCCTGGTCGTCGTCACCATTGGCTTGCGCCACTAGAACCATATCATCGACAGCAGGGAAAACAATGTCACCAGAATCAGGCCCTACAGCGTCCCAGGCCATCGTTGCTATAATGTTTCTTTGCTCTGGAAAAACTAAAACAGTGACCTTTAAAAAAGATCTATCAGAGGCAAGGTGAAGTTTTTTTACTTGCGCCAGGCAAATATGAAGACTCTCGTCTCTTAAAATTTCTTTAATGCTCTGGAATCCTTTCATTATTTCCCCTGCAATGCTGAATCAATATCAATAAAGTTAATAAACTCTATTTGCATTGAAAAACCGTTTTCTTGATCCAATTCAAATCTAACCGATTTCGTGTAAAATGCAGTATTAATTCTATCAAGTGAACTGGCAAATGCTTTTGAGAATTTTTGACCGTATCCACGGCGAAGCAAGAAGGCCGTCTTTTCTGATTCTGTTGAATCGCTTTTTATTTCTTTTAAATCCTCTTGTCTTAAATAAATCCGTATTCCTGTACCGTTTGAAATAGATGAGAAATCAACCGGAGTAGTTTTTACTCTGGCCCCATCATCGTCAAAAGTTTCTTCTGGTATTTGCATTTCATATGTCGTGAAAGATCCTTCTATTTGCTGGCGGCTCATTTCTTCAAAAATTGATTCACCTATTCTTATAAGTTGCTCTTTATTAACAACGTCTTTCACCGGAAAGGTAATATAATCTGCAACTTTTGGAGGATCAATTTTCTTCCCGTCTTTATCTAGTTGTGGGATCGTTACTTCCGGCCCTGCGATTCCAGGAGTAGTTGCTTCAAGAGGAATCTTTGCACTCTCCACAGATTTAGTAAGAGAATTAAAAGAAACGACTCTAATGTTGAAGTTTTTAGATCTTCCCAGCTTCCTTGAAAAGCTAAGATCTTTAATATTTCCACCATAGATAAACTGCTTAAGCTTTTTCTTCTCGTAAATATTTTGTGGCTTAGAAATAATAAATTTATCAATCTCTATAAAACCAAGAAGGCCAACTCTCGAGAGAAGATCCTGGATAATGTCCCAATACGTTTCTTTTCTCTTTTGGTTTTTTACAGACGTAGCAGAATCAAGATCTGCCGCCAATTTCGCAAGCGTTGGCAACTCTTCGCCCGTTCTATTTACCACCTGGATCGCCTCAGTGGTTTTTTGCTCTTTTAATAGATCTGAAATTATTTGATCCAGTGGCTTTGACAAGGGAATTGGATCTGAATTAATTCTTTTTATATCAATTAGCAATCCGGTAAAGTCTCTACCTTCAAAAGTAACCGTTCTGGTGTCATCGTCAAATTTAATTGAAGACTCATCGGCGAATCCAACAAAAACTTTATTAGCGCCCTTTGTTCCAATTGGTTTATCGTTAGGAGTTAGCTTTACTTGAATTCCATTTCCATCAAAAACTTTTTTTACGTTTTCCATGAACACAGAAATACCACAAGCTCTGATACAGCGAGGATCAAATGGAAATGCCTTGTAATCGAATGAAAGTTTTACTGTATCAGCTTCAGAGTAATCATTTCTTTCAACGATTACATTCCTGCAAGCGATAGCAAGATCATAGATCTCATTAAGGGCAGCATTCGGCTTCCCAAAATCTTCCCATGTTACCTTTAGAAGAATTCCCACTTGAGGATAATATAAACTCATACGCGTGGTATCTCCAATATTTTACCAACAATAAGCTCAGTAGAATTAAGGCTGTTGAAATCATAAATTTTCTTCCAGTTATCGCCAAATCCGTAAAATTTGACTGAGATTTTTTGAAGGTTGTCTCCGGCTTTTACCATGTGTCTTCCAAGTGGAAGAGTGTTGGCCAATCCTGCCAATTGTCTCTTCATTCTCTCCAGGAGAGAAGTCATTACAGAAGAAAGAGAAAGAAGTGATGAATAATACCTAGAAGCCGTATATTTTCCAGTTAAAGCTTGATTAGAATCAAATGGCCTAATAGATCCAACGAAATTTTTATATTCTCTAAGTTTATTTTGAGCATATTTAATTAGACCTTTCACTCTTGTAATTGATTTTTGAATATCA